GGCGGAACATCAGCAGATGCTACACTATTTGCAGCGGCTGTTAACGCAGCGGGTTTAACTAACGTAGAAGCAGGTGTTACTGACGATAATGAAATTACACTAAAGCATAAATTAGGTGGTGACATTAGATTAGTTGATGTAGGACTAGATGCAATTGCTAGCCTATTTACACCTTATAACATTGACACAGGTGAAGGAACTGCAAACTTCTATAACTTGCCAGCAGGTGCAGAAGACAGTTCAGGACAGGACAGATACTTGGTATCTAACTGGCAACCATTAGCAGCACAGGACTTTGAAGCAAGTCCAGATGCTCCACAAGATGAACCAAACGATGGACAACTTTGGTATAACCCAGAGTTTTCTGAAGTTGATATCATGGTTCACAATGGAAACAACTGGGTTGGCTATGTTAACCAATTTGCTACAACAGATCCAAATGGTCCACAGGTTAAAGCGAGTGCTCCAACTACACAAAGTGATGGAACAGCACTTGTTGATAATGACTTATGGATTTCAACAGCAGATTTGGAAAACTTCCCAATCATTTATAGATATGATTCAAATCAATCAGCAGGCCAGGAATGGGTGCAACTTGATAAGACGGATCAAACAACCGAGGACGGTGTTCTATTTGCAGATGCGAGATACGGAACATCAGGTGCAACAGGAAATACAGCAGCAACTATCAAGGACTTGCTATCAAGCAACTACTTAGATCCAGATGCTCCAGATCCAGCACTATATCCACAGGGAATGTTGTTATGGAATCTACGTAGAAGTGGTGGTAACGTTAAGCGTTATGCTAACAACTACATTGATACTACAGCAGACAACCAAAGATTTGACAGCACACAATCACCTTTAGGTAATGCTGTTGTTTCAGAAGAGTCTATGAATGCATACGCAACTGATAGATGGGTTACACAGTCAGGTAACCAAGAAGACGGTTCGGGTTCATTTGGTAGAAAGGCTCAGAGACAGGTTGTTGTCCAAGCAATGAAATCTGCTATTGATACAAGCGATCAAATTAGAGATGAAGAAAGACGTAACTTCAACATTATTGCTGCTCCTGGATATCCAGAAGTAATGAGCAATCTAGTTGGTCTAAACATTGATAGAGGATTAACTGCTTTTGTAATTGGTGACACACCACTTAGACTAGCAGCAGATGCTACAACACTAACAAATTGGGGAACCAATGCTAACTTAGTTACTGACAACGGTGACGATGGATTGGTAACTTACGACGAATACCTAGGAGCGTTTTATCCAAACGGATTTACAACAGACCTAGGAGGATCGAACGCTGTAGTTCCTGCATCACACATGATGATGAGAACTATTGCACTAAGCGATCAAGTATCGTTCCCATGGTTCGCTCCGGCAGGCACACGACGTGGTGGAATTTCAAATGCTACAGCAGTTGGTTATATCGATGCTGCAACAGGAGAATTCCAAACAGTTGCACTGAACGAAGGACAAAGAGATACGTTGTATGATCTAAAAATTAATCCAATCACGTTCTTTAACGGAGTTGGTTTAGTGAACTATGGTCAAAAGACTCGTGCTAGAAATGCTTCTGCACTAGACAGAATCAACGTAGCACGTTTGGTAGTATACCTACGTAGTCAACTTAATAAATTGGCTCGTCCGTATATCTTTGAACCAAATGATAAAATTACAAGAGATGAGATCAAACAAGCAGTAGAATCACTTCTACTTGAACTAGTTGGTCAAAGAGCTCTTTACGATTTCGCAGTAGTTTGTGATGAAACAAATAATACTCCGGCTAGAATCGATCGTAACGAACTATACGTTGACATTGCGATTGAACCAGTCAAGGCTATTGAGTTCATATACATTCCATTGCGTGTCAAGAACACAGGGGAGATATAAGACATGCCTATTACATCATTAAATAACTTTTCAGTTCCAACAGACGCAGGCAACCAAGTGCTCTTGATGCCTAAGTTAAAGTATCGCTTCCGCGTTACTTTACTTGGTTTTGGAGTGAGTGCTGCAACTGAACTGACTAAACAGGTAGTTGATGTTTCGAAACCTAAAGTTGGTTTTGAAGAAATGCCGTTAGACGTTTACAACTCAAAGGTTTACCTAGCAGGTAAGTATACCTTTGAAACGTTAACTCTTAACTTGCGTGATGACGCTAGTGGCGAAGTTCAAAGACTTGTTGGACAACAGGTTCAGAAACAGTTTGACTTTGTTGAACAGGCTTCTGCAAGATCTGGTATTGATTATAAATTTACAACTAAGATCGAAGTATTAGACGGTGGTAACGGTAACAATGCTGCTGGTATTAACGTTTTAGAAACTGCTAACATGTATGGCTGTTTCCTAACTAACGTTGATTATGGTGATGCTAACTACGGAACTAACGAAGCAATGCAAGTTGCTCTTACTATCCGCTTTGACAACATGGTTCAATGGGGTCCAGGCGAACAGGGCGTTGGAGTTGGTATTGGTGCTGCTGTGGAAAGAACACTTGGTGCTTCTACTACAGGTTCTTCAGGCGCTCAAGGCTAATACTAATTTTAGTATTGAAATTAAAAAGCCCGGATTTTTTCCGGGCTTTTTTTATGGCTAAATACTAGTATGGCAAACAAGTTTACAAGATTTCTCACAGATGTGTTAGCAGGTGCTTCTAACCCTAAAGGAAGGGTTGGTAACTATACCCATGCAACAAGATTATTCATTGATAATAATTTTGCACTAGCACCAAAAACAAAATTTAACTACTATGTTAGGTTTGAACTAGATAGCACTGCACACAAGGCTGCTAGTTTTACGGCAAAGCATGCCGACGAAACTGGTCTGCTTGTAAAGACTGCCGATCTTCCAAAATTTAGTTTTGATAGCGAGACACTTAATCAGTATAATAGAAAGAAGATTGTTTATTCAATGCTAAATTATACTCCAGTAAAGTTTACAATGCATGATGATAATCAGGGCGTAATAAATGCTCTATGGGCGATATACTATGGTTATTATTCGAAGGATAGGCACTTACCAACCACTGCGTTTGATGCAAACCAGTATAGAGGAAGTGGAACATCTATAGACAATTTTAGATACGGATTAGACAATGATATCTCAGCAACTTCTCTATTTAGATCCATAACACTTTATACCATGGGAAGAAGAAGATTTATCGGTTACACTTTAATCAATCCTAAAATTAAAGATTGGGATCACGGTAATAGAGATCATGCTGCGACATCCGAACCAGCAGAATCTAACATGACAGTAGAATATGAATCGGTTGTATACAGTGCAGGCAGAGTAACACAAGGAAGTCCAAAAGGATTTGCAACATTGCATTATGATAACTCACCATCACCTCTTTCTGTTGCAGGTGGTGGAGTAAGTAATCTTATAGGCGACGGCGGAGTTCTTGATGGAATAGAACAAGTGTTCGGAGCAATAGGTGACGGCACGGCATTCAGTTCAGGACAAGGGTTTCTTGGAACTGCTTTAAAGGCTGTTAACACATACAAAAACTTTAAGGGGTTAAGCAAGGATAGTCTTAAGGCAGAAGCAATTAATATTCTTACCAGCCCGGCAGGAACACAAACAATTGCAAATACAATAAGTGGAGTTGCTGGTGCTGTATTTCCTAAGAACGATACACAGAACTCAACAACACAGGCTTCACAAAAACGATTAACTAATACAGAAGGTTCGTTCTAATGACTGCACAGACTAATTTACCGTCAAAAACAATACAGGATAGTGCCGCAAGGACCAAATTATTTTTTGATACATATGGTGAAACTCCATTAGAGTTTAACGCCGTTGACGTTGATTCTACAGTCGGCTTTTTCCAGAAAAGAGGTTTTAGTGATGACGCAAGCCAAACACTTGCAATGTCATTATTGAAGCAGGCAAAACTAGAAGCAATAAGCGTGCAGAGCATTCTTGATACAATAAAGAATTTTGATGATTCTCAAATAGGTGCATTAGTAAGTGAAGTTCTAAATAACAATAGACCTGCCACATCAACTCTGGGTTATAGACAGCAGTTAGAATCTGTTTCCAAACAACGTAACGTGGTGCCATAATGCCAAAGTTTGCACAGGGTAGATTCGAAATGAAAAATCCCGGCAAGTATGTTGGTAATAAAAAGCCACTTGCTAGAAGTAGTTGGGAATTTGTATTCATGAGGATGCTAGATGAACATCCTGGTGTTCAAAGTTGGGCAAGCGAAAGCATACAAATACCATACAGGGATCCCCTTACAGGAAAATACACCATTTATGTTCCTGACTTCTTTATTGTTTATCAGGATAAAAATGGTAAGAAGAATGCAGAAGTGGTGGAGGTTAAACCTGCCAATCAAACACTAAGAGAAAAGGTTGGTAAGAGTAGATACAACCAGGAACAATATATTAAAAATATGGCAAAATGGGAAGCAGCGAATGCTTGGTGCAAACAAAAGAAATTAAGATTTAGAATAGTTAGTGAGGATGATATTTTTCACACTGGCTCAAAAAGACGATAAGTAATAGTATGACAAAGAAATTAGAAGAATTGTTTAATTTAGAAGAGCAAAAGGAACAAGAAGTTTCCGAAACTCCCACTACCGAAGTAACTGCCGAAGAAGTAGCAGAAAAACATCAACAGGTAAGAAGCGTTGATGACAGTTATCGTGCAGTTCAAAATATAACCAAGGATCTTCCACAAATAAGTGAATTAGATGCAATGGGAGAAAAGGATTTAGACAGCCTAGCAGACAAGGCAGAAAAGGCCTATGATGATCTAATGGATTTGGGCATGAATGTTGAAGTCCGCTACAGTGGTAGAATTTTTGAAGTAGCCAGTAGCATGCTGAAAAATGCTATAGATGCTAAAACAGCCAAAGTTGATAAGAAATTAAAAGCAGTTGATCTACAGTTAAAAAAACTTAAGATAGACAAGGATTCTCCAGAAGATCCAAACGATGTTTTGGACGGAAAGGGCTATGTAATGCTAGATCGCAATGAATTAATGAAGAAATTAAGCGAAAAGGAATAAATATACATATGAAGACGTTTAAAGAATACCTATCAGAGAGCAAGAAAACCTATAGTTTTAAGGTAAAGATCGCTGGTGATTTACCTGAAAACTTTGCTGACGATCTTAAAGCAAGATTAGAAAATCGCGGCATCATGCAGTTTGAACAGATGAAAACTACACCTGTTAAAGAATTGCCACATGATTTTCCAGAATTAAAAAATATGGAAGTTCATACATTTGATGTGATGACAGAGTATCCTTTAACAACTACTGAAATAGAAAAAGAAATATTTGAAATGGGCTGTTGCGAAGCAGGCTATTACAAGGTAAGAAATAGTGCAAGTCCTACTGAAATTGATCAAATTACGGCAGGGGACAATGCAGATTATGAAGGTGCTTTACTACATGACAACGAATACAAAGATGGAATGAAAGTTAAGCATAAGGATTATTTCGGTGACGACTTCAACAAGGGATTTTTAAAAGAACTTTCTAAGGAAGCAAAGGAAAGAAAAAAGGAATTGGGACATGATAAACTTAAAGCAGATATCTATAAGGATGTTCCAACATTAAAACAAGATAAAGCAGGTGCAAAGAGTCCTGTAGGGAGTAACTAATATGGATTTTCATGAACTATTAGCCAAGATGCAGGAAATTGACACAGTAAAAACTGAAGCGCCTGTTGTAGATACTAAGGCTGACGAATGCGGAATGCCAATGGCACC